AGACAATGTAAAAGTTTTACGTTTGACAGATGATCTTAAATACCGTAACCCTACCGACATTAGAAACTTAAACACACTAGGAGAAACATAAATGGAATTATCATTAATACGAAGCTTGATGGATAGAGAGTTCTACGATGACCATCGTGGCGCTAAATGCCCTGACAGATTATTCAGTAAAGATGTACGCAAGATCAAGCAAGCTATCGACACAGCTATGGATCGCTATGAGCGTACAGTTACACCAGATGAGATTGAGGCGTTGTTCATGTCAAACAATCCCACCCTTACAACAGCACAGAAACAGGCGTATGGTTCTTTGTTCAACCAGATCAAACGTGAGTCACCTATGGGTGGTGACGTAGCACAAGAGGTGCTGTCGAAGCTGTTCCAACAGGTAGTGGGTGAGGACATTGCCAACCTTGGGTTTGACTACGTGAACGGTGACAAGAATAGTCTCGAACCATTACGGGATTTACTTGAGCGTTATGGTGATGACTTTACACCTGACCTACGCATTGAGTGGGATGACATTGAGATTGAAACGTTGCTCAACATGAATGACTTGGAGTCACAGTGGACGTTCAACGTTCCTAGCTTGACACGTAAGATAGAGGGCGTAAATGCAGGACACCTGATTGAGGTGGGTGCTAGACCTAACACAGGTAAGACATCATTCCACGCCTCTCTTATCGCTGCTCCTAATGGCTTTGCCCATCAAGGTGCTAAGTGTGTTATACTATGTAACGAGGAAGCATCACACCGTGTTGGTGCTAGGTATCTTACAGCAGCTACAGGTATGACAATACAAGAGGTCAAGGCTAACCCTACAAGAGCACGTGACGCTTATGAGTCTGTCAAGAAGAACATCAAGATCAAGGACGCAAGTAATCGTGACATGGCATGGGTAGAGTCGGTATGTAAATCGTACAAACCTGACATTGTAATACTTGACATGGGTGACAAGTTTGCTAGGACTGGTGGCTTTGCTAGACCTGACGAGGCACTGAAAGCTAATGCTATCTATGCGAGACAGATTGCCAAGTCTCACAACTGTGCTATCTTCTACATGTCTCAGCTATCTGCTGACGCAGAGGGCAAGGTGCTACTGAACCAGAGTATGATGGAAGGTTCACGTACTGGTAAGGCAGCAGAGGCTGACCTCATGGTACTGATTGCTAAGAACCCAGTGGTTGACGGTCAAGAGGAAGAGGACACACAACGTCACTTGAATGTTGTGAAGAACAAACTAAGTGGATGGCATGGTGTTGTCCATTGCGAATTGGAATACAAGACAGCGAGGTACACAGTATGATAGACGTAACATTAATTGATAGCATGGGCAGTGACCTTACTGTAGTAAACTCTGCTCGTGTTAGCTTCAACAAGAAGAGTGAGTGGGATGAAGACAATACCCTCACTGTGTCTGACAGTATACTTATATCGTACCTTGCACGACACAAACACATGTCACCCTTTGGTCACTGCTTTGCTACCTTTCATGTCAAAGCACCTGTGTTTGTTGCAAGGCAACTGGTCAAGCATAAGTTCCTTAGATGGAACGAGGTAAGCCGTAGGTACGTAGATGAAAAACCTGAGTACTATTCTCCTATGGCATGGAGAGGACGTGCAGATGATAAGAAGCAGGGTAGTAAGGGAGAGGTTGCACTGTCTTACAAACTCATAAGCACACTGGCTAAACACACAGTGTGGTGTGACAAAGCTTACAACGACTTACTTGCTGAAGGTATTGCACCAGAGCAAGCACGTATGGTACTGCCACAGAGCACTATGACAGAGTGGTACTGGTCTGGTAGTTTAGATGCTTGGTCAGATATGTGCAAGCTACGACAGAGTGAGGACTCACAGTACGAGACACGGCTAGTTGCTAACTATATTAGTACTGAGATGGGCAAACTATTCCCCGATTCGTGGATAGCATTACTGGCGTACAACCGATGAGTGAACAGTACTGTACAACAAAAGGATTAGGATGGGCGTTCCTAGTGTGTATATTATTTATACTAGGTGTGCCTGTAGGTATGTGGTTAGCGTTAGAAGGGCTATCATGGTACGAGACATTCAGCATGATGAACCCAATGTTCTAGGAGACAGCCATGAGAAGATATAAAGAAGTAAAATGTCATTTGTGTGAGGAATACTTTGATACAATTAATTACACGTCCTGCCCAAAAGAATCGTGTAGGTCTACAGGCGAATTAAAAGAATGGTTTATTGATAAACGTAAAGGTATTTCAAAAGAAATTAGGCACATGACACAGGAAGAACGTCAACGTGCAACAGAAAAAGAGGAGGCTAACACATGTACACAGTCGAGTTTGAAAAAGACGCTTCAATAGTTACATCACTAGATGAGACTGATAGATTTGAGGATGTAGAAATGGTGATAGGTGAAGATGACACTGTTTATTTAAGACAATTTGAACCCAACCTAAACGAACATCAAATTATTTATATATCATATCAACAATTGCTAGACATAGTTACCTCTTTGAATAGCACAGAGGGAGCGTTCTATGCAAAGCTAAGAGGAGGCACACTACATGACACATAGTTCAATGATAGACGAGGTAAAATTATACAGCTTAGTACAGAGACTGGGACTTAGTATTGACGAAGCAGAACACGCATTAAGTTTGTATGCACATAATAAAAAGTTTGACAAAGAACTTGATGAGGCGTATAACGTAAACAACGATGAGATAATAGATGAGGATTGGGATGATTGGCATCCTAACGATTTATAGGAGAATAAATGAAACTAACACTCGACATAGAAAACACTGTGACCAAACGGAATGGCAAGCTACACCTTGATCCATTCGAGCCAGACAATACGATGGTTATGGTGGGTATGCTAGATGATCTTGGACACGAGGACATTGTAACATTCGATCACTCAGAGCAACAACCTACCACAGAGGGGCGGTACATTGTCCAAAAGAAACTGGACGATACTGCCCTTCTGATTATGCACAACGCATCACACGACTTGATGTGGCTATGGGAGTCAGGGTTTACCTACGAGGGTGCAATCTTTGACACCATGCTAGGTGAGTACATACTACAGCGTGGACAGAAAGAACCACTATCCCTTGAGGCTTGCGCTGAGAGGTATGACCTTGACACTAAGAAACAGGACAGTCTCAAGGAGTGGCTCAAGGCAGGTAAGTCAGTACGTGACATGGATCACACTGAGTTATCTGACTACCTGTCTGCTGACCTACATGCTACGCAGCAATTGTATGAGCGTTTGCGGATACAGTACGAGGATTGCAACTCACTGGAAGCAACGATCAAACTGACTAATCAATTGGCGGTACACCTTGCACGTATTTATCAGCGTGGGTTTGCCGTTGACTTGGAAGCTTTGGAAGATGTGCGTAAAGAGTTTGAACAGGAGCGTGTTACGTTGACACGTGAGCTAGAAGAACAGGTACGTGAACTGATGGGTGACACACCTATCAATCTTAATAGTCCAGAGCAATTATCTTGGGTTATCTACAGTAAGAAACCTAAAGACAAAAAGGTATGGGCTGATTTGTTCGAGCCTTATATGCCTGACGCAGACTACCGTTCAACGGTACACAACAACTCAGAGAAGTTGTATAAGCAAAAAGCAGAGCGTTGTTCAGACTGTAATGGTTCAGGACAAGTGTTCAAAACAAAAAAGGATGGAACAAGATATGCACGATCAAACAAATGTAATGGATGTAGTGGCGTGGGTTATCGTTTTCTGGATAATGTTAGGCTCGTTGGTGGGTTAAAGTTCAATGCCCCAACAGCAAAATGGATTTCAGCTAACGGTTTCGCCACAAGCAAGGACAGACTTGTATACCTTGAAGGTGTGGCTAGACAACGTGATATGCAGAACGCAGTGCAATTCCTACAGCGAGTGCGTAGGTTGTCTGCTGTTGACACATATCTCTCAAGCTTTGTGGAAGGTATCCACAATTATGTAAAGCAAGATGGTAAGCTGCACGTTAGCT